ACCATCTTCAGTAGCAACTTCAACCCAACCAATCTGTGCCATATCAGATCCAGTAACAACGTACTGATCTCTTATGATCACTGGTGAGTTAGAAAACTGCGTAAATGAAGGGTCGATACTTACTCTAGTCGCTGAATTACCAGCACCTGTGCCAATAGTTGTTCCTTTTCCATAAGCAGAACCGTAAACAAACATTTTTACAGCACCAGTTGCACCACCACCAGAAACCGTGATTCCTTGTGCAGCAAAACTTGTAGCGCCAAAAGGTTGTACTGTTACGTTTCCAGCAGCTGGAGCAGCACAAACAATACCTTTTGCTTCAGAACCATTAGGATCTAAAAGTACAACAGTATCATTTTGTGATATAACGTTAATAACGTTAGCACCAACTGGAATTGTAACAACCGATTGATTGTTAGCACCTGCAGCCGCAGCTACACCACAGTTGTCATAGGATATATGTAATCTATTTTGTTCAGACCAGATTACTTGATCTGAGGTCATCGGCATTTCTGCACCGACCATTCTTAAGAAGCCAGATAACGTTCTGTTTCCATAACGCTCTACTTCTTGTTCGTAAATTTCTGGTAAGTATTGTTGCGCAAAGTCATTCGCTCCACCGTTAAAAGCTAAATAAGCTGAAGGATCTGGAGTTTGAATAGGACTTGGAATAATACTCCCAAATTGTGGGGATAAAGCCATAATTTTTAATTTTTAATTAGTTAAATTTTCTTCTTTTAATTTTCAATTTAGAAGAATCAGCTCCAGAAATAGATTTAACTTTAAAGCCGTTTACAAAAACTTCACCTTGTTGGGTTCTAGCTTTTACAGGTGATAAATTTTTAGATTTATTCACCACGTCTTTAACTGCATCTGCTTTTCCTTGCTCATAAAAATGAGACGCGATTCTATCTACATTTTCAGCTGCATAAATTGCTTTGTGATAACCAGCCGCATCAGTAACATTACCTTCATTGTCTAAGAACTTCTTAACTAAATTATTAATGTTGGATTGGTTTTCAGCAACTTTATCTACATCCTTTATATTGTACTTATATTTTTTATCTCCCACCGATATATCGAAACCTTCGAAATTTTCATTGAAAAGTTGTTTTGTATTTTCCTGGAATGCTTGATGTTGTTGCTCAGCTATTTCTTGCTGCTTATTGTATCGATTGAAAAAGTCCATAGCTTTTTGTTGATCCTGAGTTACGCCGGTTCTCAACTTGATTTCGTCGTAATATTTATTCTTAGTTTCTTCTAAAAAGTTTTTAGCTTTTGCAATCTCCTCTTTTTTAGCGAGTTTTTTCTTTTTGACGTCACGCTCTTCGTCAATATCTGTATCGAAATCGAATTTATCTTCCATGATAAAGTCTATTTCTTCAGCATCTAAATGTGGTTTAGTCTGCTTATAATATTCTTTTAACAAAGTAGTATCATCTACGTTACTGTAATCAGCATTTAATCTTACATAATCCTCTACTGTTCCTCCAGTATCTTCCATAAATGAAACAAGTTTTTCAATGTTTTCAGGTAGTTGTTTCCCTAACACTTTCTCATCTCTAAGAGCTTCTTTTACTTGTTGTTCTACTTTTTCAACCTTTTCTTCAGTTACTTCTTTGATCGGAGAAAACCCTTCAGTAGTCTCGTTGGACTCTTGTATAGGTTCTCCCATCTCTGCGCTATCTCCGGATGGTTTTTCCACAGATACCTCCTTTGTTTCTCCGATTTGAATGGCATCGTCTTCTTTTTTAATTGCTTCCTTAGGTATTGTAACCTTAGTAACATCATTAGGTATTTCTACTAATGGTTCTTTTAAATTAACTTTTTTAACCTCTTGTTTAACATCACCTAATTGTTTAGGTTTTTTAGGTTTTGATTTTATTTTAAAGTCACCTTCCTGCTTAACAGGTTCATTTGTTTTTAATTCTGACATAATATAATATAATTAAATAATTAATAATTAAACGCCTAGCATTGAGCCAGTAACGTCTGTTTCTTCAAAGTCTATAGGTTGTAAATCATTTTTTCTTTGATCTATCATTTTACTTTGTTGCGTACCTTCCATTTTTATACGCTTATCTTTACGATCTTCTATTCTTGTTTCTTTATCTTGCATCGCCTGCATATCCATTTGCTTTAATTGCATATCATACTGGAATTGAGCTTGCATTTTTTCTTGCTCTATTTGCGCAGCTGTTTGCATACGTTGAATCTCCATTTGAGATCTTGCTTGTTCATATTGAACTTTAGATCCAGAAATAGCTTCTTGTTTTTGAACCTCAGCTAAACCTATTTTTTCAGCTGCATCAGCTTGAGCCTCAGATTGAGCTCTAGCTTGAGCCATAGAATTCTCTTGATCCTGTTTACCTTTAGCTTTACGCTTTACTTTTAATAATTGATTAGCTAGTTTAAGATTTTTGATTTGTCTTAAATCTATAGCGTCTTCTAAATCAATACCACCTTGCTGTAAAGCCATTTGAATATTTTGCTCTAATTGAGCTTGTTGTTCTTCGTCTGGTTCTAATTCTAAATATATTCCAAAATCATGTAAATTTAAATTTTGGATTTCAACTAAAGTATTTACGTTGTAATTAGATATATTGTTTACTAAAGCTTCGGCGGTAAGTGGAAACTCTAATGCATCAGCTATTTTTAAAGCAATATTTTCAGCTATTCTTAATGTTATATATAAACCACCTTGTTTAATATGTCTTGTAGCAACATTAGAAGCATTAGCAGCCATTTTCTGCAACCCAACCAATGTTTGCTTATCTGGTGTAGTTCCATCTCTAGCTTCATTTAATCCGGTCACATCTCTTATCATTTGTAAATAATACTGATACGTGCTAATTAAACTTTGTATTTTACCTTGACCAGAACTAGCTGTTAATTCTTGAATAGGAACCTTACCTGGATTCATATCACCATCTTGAGTTAGTGATCTACCAACTATACTACCAGTTTGGAAATACATGTTTAATGCTTCTGCGGGATTATAATTAGTTCCATTACCTAAATCTACTTCAGCAAGACCGTCCATGTCTAAGTATACACCATCTGGAACCATCTTCGCCATTACTTGTTGTAATTTTAAATGGGTTAATTGAATCATATCAGCAAATCCTATACATTTACTTACTAAAGATTCTATTCTACCCTTATACATACGAGGTGCACAAATAGCATAGTTCATCTCTACTTTAGTGGTATCAGACATAGGTCTAGACATGTTTTGGGCAAGTTCCCACTTTAACATAGTATCTGTTCCTAATACTTTAGCACCGCTATATAAAACCTCTATACTTCTACTAACTCTTTCATATCCATCATTAGGTGGTGGGTTGAATTGATCAGTTTTTTCTAAAGCTTTTTGTAATCCTTGTTCTGTTTGTTTTATTTTAAAAACTTGATTATGGTAAGTTTTATAATCAAAGTACATTACTTGAACCGTGTTTTCATCATAACCACCCCAACCTGTAATATAGTTTCTATTTCCAGGCATTTTTTGTATTCTTTCTAATTCTTCATTAGATATATCAGGAAATTCTTTTTTAAGTTCAGGTATTGTAATAGACTTTATTTCTCCAACATAATATATATCTTCGAAATTAGGATCTTCTGTATATGAATAAACCATATAAGCTGGATCTACATAATCAACTGTTATACCTTCAGCTGTATTAAAGTTTGTTTTACAAGCTGCAATTCCACAAACGGTTAAATCCATGTTTAACCTACGCTTTGTTAAGTCATACTTATTATGATCCATAACAGAAGATATAGCTTCTTCTTCAGCTATTTCTATACTCTGCTTATATGACAACTGCATATGAAGTTCAAGTTCTTCTGGAGTTTCAGGTAATACATCAGGGTTTTTACTTTGATATAAATCAATACCTAATGACTGTTTTAATGAATCAAGATACTCTCTAGCTAACATGTCTTCTTGTATCTTAGAAGCATATTCAGTTCTTTTCTTTACTGAATAAGGATCTTGAGCATAAGCTTTAATATCATATGTTTTAGCAGATATACCATTAACCACAATATCTACAAATTTAGATAATATAGGAACTGGTTGCCAGTCTAAATTAAGATAAGACAAATCACCATTAATAGATAATTCATCTTTGTATTTTTGTATACTTTGTTCTCCACGAGCATACAGTCTTAATTGATGAAATTGATTCCAATTAGTTAAATACCTATTCCCATTAGTTCTACCAGTTTTAAACCACTCGAATTCAATAGCCATAGCAACTTGACTTCCATATTCAATACTTGCTTTTTCAGCATCACTCACTACTTGACTAGGGAAAGCACTATTGGTATTAGTATATATATTCATTAATTTATAATTTTTGATA